GCAACTGTTGCTCAAAGTCAATCGTTTTGCGGATGTTGGCCTTTTGAGGTTGAGGTTTGTTAAAGTTAAATATATCGTTATACCAAGCCATTACTTAAAGAAATTATCTTGTTTATCTAAACTATTACCGTAACGGATGCTAAAACCCTCACTATCTGCTGTGTTAATGTTCAACACCTCTGCTGTATCTGTACCGCTTGCCCATCTATCAAGTTGGTCCAATGCTTCTCTGTTGCGCTCAATTCTCAAATCGGGAATGTTACGCGGGTTAATACGTGCGTGCAAGTTATACAAGGTCATGTCCATTGCCAACTCAACAAACATTGGGTATCTGTTATCGCCCACTGTCCAATAAGTTGCGTTAGTTGTGGCATAACCTATCATCGGTGTCCAGAATGCTGTTAAGGTCAATGCCTTGTTTGTGTTGGCTACTAATGCCGTGTAAACAAAGCCGTTGTTATCGGTAACAATATCATCCTTTGCGTATTCGGTTGTCTTATCCCAGCGGTTAAAGTCATTAACGTGTGTAATCACTTCGCCTGCTATCACTCTGTCACGTGTACGGTAGTGGCGGCTGTTTGAATAGGCATCCATCGTGCCAAGTTCAATGTCAACCATGTAGCGTTGCACTAACTTCGTGCGCATACGTGAAATGGCCTTAACCTCGCTATCGTACAAGTTCTGTGGGTTATTCTCGGTAATTTGATTGAGGTCAACCGTTTGAATTATTGAAAGATAGTCGGAGGTTTTAAGAAATCGTGCCATAGTGCGAAATAATAAATAAAAATTCGATATTGGGCAAATATGTAACTAATTTTATTTATGTTTGCCATAACCAAATCAAACTAACTATGAAAAAACTATTTGTTGCCACATTCCAATTAAATAAAAATGCATACACAAAACTTGTTTATGCATTAAATGAAGAACAAGTAAGGTTGTACTTTGAAAACATAAAACAAAAATCCTCTTTTAAACTTACTACAATTCATGAAGTAATTGATATTTCAGAACTAAAATCTTGATGCTGATTTCCATTCTGCATCTCTACCAACAACAACAAGCGGTTTGATGATGCCTGTTTGAAACCTTGCGTATTGCGATGGGAATACGGATGTGATTAAGTAGCGTGTTAAATCTACAATGTGACCATACGGTTGATAACTTACTTTGGTCACAGGATCGGTTACGGTTTTCTTGTCAACTTTACCATTCTTATCTTCTTTGGTATTCTCAAAGTCAAGTATTGCCACTCTGCAAGTTTCATCAACGGTAAACGATATGCCCTGCTCATTGTAGGCAAGTATCGCATTGAAGAAGTCAGCACTCGGGCGCACATTCGGGTTTGACTTGGCAACTCGCCTAATCGGTTTAACTTCATCAAGTTCGTTTATTAGTAAGCGGAATAGGTCAAAGCCCTTTTCTTGCTTTACATCATCCTTTTGCGAGGTGCTATCCCCACAAACATAAACATGACCGTTGTGCTTCCAATGCCGTAACCTTTGCAGTATTGCCCTGCCCATTGCTTTAACCGTATTGTCTGGGTTCTTTAACGCTATGCAATCAATCATTCGTATCTCGTTTTCATCACTCACTTGGAACACACCACAAGGGAAGTATGGGTTAACGTTTTCATCAAAGGAAAGCCAAACGGCAAGTGATGGATCGTAGGTTACAATCCCGGTATGCTTAACAGTTGACCAACTTTTAAGAAACTCACCCCCGAAATCGACCTTGCCCCATTCGCCAAGGACATAAACTTTGTGCAAGTTCGGGTTCGCTTTAACTCGCTCTGTTAAGTGTTTAATATAATCAGCATCAAGGAACGCATTGTCCTTGTACGTGGTATGCAACACATAAGTATCATCATCTGGAGCATCAAAGAACCTGCGCTTTAACCAATGCTGTTCACTTATTGGGTTGAATGTAATTATGAATTGTTTATAGTTGCTTGTTTCGCCCCTTACCCTTAACTCTAATTGATTAAAGTCCAATTCATCTAACTCGGTTGCTTCCTCACACCAAACCGAAGTAATACCTGCAATAGATTTGATTTTCTCGGCATCATCCATACCAGCACAAAGTATCTCGTTGCCTGTTGGTGTATGAGTAAAACGCATTTCGGACTTGTTGATAGTAAACTCTGAATAAATATCGTATTCAAGTAGCTTATCAATCAACAACTGATATATTGAATTACGTATCGTAGTGGCTACTTTACGGATGCACAATATACGATGATTGCGCTCTGTTGTTGTTCGCAGTATTATCTTTTGGATGGCTGCGATTGATTTGCCGCTACCCGCTCCGCCTTTGAGTACTGCATATCTGTTTTCGTTATGTAAAAAAGGTATGTAGCAGTTGTTTACACTGATTTCACCGTCCATGACCTAATCTCTTTGCCATTCGTGGTTATATCAACCTCTTGTGTCGGTTGCCGATACGTGTACTTCAACAACAACTCCGCTGCCCTTGCATCACCCCTTACCGCTTTGGCTCTTAACCCTGCCAATATCGCTTCGAGTGCAATCTTGCCATCTTTCTCTTCACCCAATATCTTGGCCATTGCTTCCTTTAAATCGGGCAATTTTGGGCGGCCTTTGGGGTTGCCGCTTACTCCTTTTGGGAATTTATGAGGTATTATATTCTCTGGCTTTGGCATCGCTGATTTGTCGCTGTTTATTTTAATTCAACTCCGTTCTTCTTAATTGGTATGTTTGGGTCAAGTTTGCGCATACGGTGTCCGAGTTTTCTGCCGTGGACTTTGCCGTGGCAATCCACACACAAAGTAAGTCCGTTGCTAACTTCAAATCTTTTACTTTCATCTTTTGCCCATTCAATAATGTGATGGGCTTGTATATATTTTTTCGAGTTACAGTGTTGGCAAGTATAATTATCCCTTTTAAATACCAATTTACGCCACTCTTTAAGTTCTGTTCCAAGTCTTGCCCTATCTCTTTCAAGTGATTTGCCATCAATCCAAGTTGGTGCTTTATCGCCAACCATTGCTGAATGACTACAATCTCTGCCGCAGTATTTTTTACCGTAGTAACTTGTAATTGGTTTATGGCAATATTCACATTCATTTAATTTTCTTCTTTTCTTCCAGCATTCACTTGAACACCACTTTGAATTTTCTGCTCGGTTTGCTCTTATGTAATATTCTTTATTGCAAACCTCACAAACTTTATTTTTTCCATTCTTTACACTCATAAGGCAAAGATACAAAATACTGTCAAGTTATCCTAATTTATTTAACCATTTTTTAGTTTCATCAATTCCGTTTCTTTTAATAATAAGCGTTTTATCCAACTTAATCATACGCTGAACAATTACTTCTACATACTTACAATCCAACTCCATACCGTAACATTTGCGTTTAAGTTGGTGAGATGCAACCATTGTTGAGCCGCTGCCTAAAAATAAATCAAGAACACTCATACCTACTTTGCTTGAATTATTTAATGCTTTTGTAATAATATCAATTGGTTTTGGAGTTGTGTGTCCTTCTTCTCTTTTGCTTTTTGCAATCCATACGCTTTCTTGTTTTCTATCTGAATACCATTTGTGTGTTCCATTATCAAACCAACCATACATACAAGGTTCGTGTTTAGATTGATAGTCTGTTTGACTTAAAACTATGCTTTCTTTTACCCAAATAATCATTGAAGAAAAGTGACAAAACTCCCGATACACTTTACTAAAAATATCAGAACACTTGTCTGAATGGAAACAATAAAAAGAACCTCCATTGTTGGTGCTTACCATCATATTGCCAAACGCACCTCTTAATAAATCTTCTAAGCCCCCTCTATCATCATTATTTATACCTTCATAATCCACACCATACGGTGGGTCTGTGAATACCATATCAGCCTTTTGTCCGTTCATCAACTTTGCCACTTGGTCGCTATCCGTACTATCCCCACAAAGCAATCGATGCTCTCCAATCTCAAATAAATCACCTAATACAATATCGGTTTCAATGCCACCTTCTGGAACATCAAATTCATCTTCTTCGGCTTCTAACACCGTTTCTGCGAAGTCGGGAACATCCAAACCC